AGAAATGCGGCAATAGAGGCCACGCACTGCAAGTACCGTTATTTTGACCCGGAACGCGCTAGTATTATTACTGCAGCACAAATGAAAGTAATAGCCATGTATCCGCATTTATTTAACACAGAGGTCTGATGCGTAATCGCGTCTATGCTGAATTATCGGAACAATTTATTATCCGGATGCGGAACTGGGCAAGGAGTAATGCCGGGATACCGTATGCCAGCATAATCAGCGGCATCTATCAGGACATTGGCGGTAGTGTATCTGATGGGTATACGTCTAGCGTGCCAATCACAATGGGAGAGGCTGAGGATACCAGCAAGGCTTTAAGCAAGCTCCCGTTGCGATACCGGCAGGCGGTAGAGATATTTTGGCAATATGAAAAAATGTCTTTGGATTGGTACGGAAATAGAACAGGCACATCACGCAGCACATATGAGAGGAACGTTATTTACGGACACGAACTTCTGAAAGCGGAGATTGCTATTATGCATGACGAGGTGATGCGGTATAGAGAAGGAATAGACCGATACGCAAAATAATTTTTTATATTGATCCCCTGCATTTTGAGCAATACAATTACCAATTGTAGGATTGTTGAAAATCCGCCCAGAGAATACAAGCCAGTTTCGCGCTGGCTTTTTTGTTGCCATGAAGATCACCAAAAAACAGGAAGCATTCGCGGTTGCATATGTAAAGTGCGGGATAGCTACTAAAGCATTTGAGGAAGCTGGGTATTCTGTTTCTGACAATGAAAATATCAATCGTGTTAATGCTCACAGAGTACTGAAAAATACTAATGTAGTACTAATGATTGACGCCCTGAAGAAAGACATCAGGGACAAGGCAGCAGAAAACCTGTATCTGACCAAAGAAAGTCATTTACAGAAGCTGGAAGAGCTTAGAGACAAAGCAACGGAAGCTGAAAAGTACGATGCTGCTATCCGGGCAGAAATGGCAAGAGGTAAGGCCATGGGGTATTACGTAGACAAGACAGAGCTAACCGGTAAGGATGGTAGTGCTATAGGGGTAAACATCAATCATGTATCTGATATGTCAGATGAGGAATTGCAGACTGCTTTAGCAAAATATGGCATCAAACTACCTAAAGTTTCAGCTATATAAAGAAGCCGTATTACGGGAAGCAAGGAACAATTTCTACGCGTACAGGAAACTGATCAATCCCAAGAATACTTGGGGATGGTGGCAGAAGGAAATATCTGAAGAATTACAGTCATTCACAGAATCCATGCTTGCAGGAGAGCGACCAAAGCTGGTGATTCAGGCGCCGCCACAGCATGGAAAATCTACGCAGATAGTTGATTACATATCGTGGATGGCCGGAAGGAATCCAGACTTCAGGACAATTTACACATCGTTTTCAGAAAGACTAGGTATCAGGGCAAACCTGAAACTGCAAAGATTGTACGACAGCGAAATTTATAAAGAAGTCTTCCCGGATACAAGAATAAACGGTAGCAATGTAGTTACCATCAGCGGGCAGTATTTGCGGAATCGCGAGATTCTGGAATATGTAGGACATGCTGGTTTCTTCAGAAATACAACCGTTAAAGGATCAATCACTGGCGAATCTCTGGACCTTGGTGTTATTGACGACCCGATCAGGGGCAGAGCGGATGCTAATTCAGAAGCCATGCGGGATGCCGCATGGAACTGGTTCACTGATGACTTCTTTACGCGGTTTTCAGAGAAAGCCGGGTTACTTGCCATTCTTACAAGGTGGCACATTGATGACCCAATAGGTCGTTTGATCAATGCCGATCCTGATATCAGAGTATTGACCTATCAAGCTATTGCAACCAAGGATGAGGATCACAGGAAGGCCGGAGAACCGCTATTCCCGGAATTGAAGAGCAAGGAGTTTCTGGAAGAACGAAAGCAGGTAATGAGTCATTCCCACTGGGAGGCTCTATATCAGCAAAATCCGACCATACAGGAAGGTAACCTGTTCAAGCCGGACAGAATGGATATATGCGATGCCATGCCGGATGTAACGGCTTTCGTCAGGGCATGGGATTTAGCTGGGACAGAAAAATCTATGGCTTCACATGATCCAGATTGGACTGTTGGTGCGAAGGTAGGGCTCTTGCGTAACGGCAGATGGATTCTCTCCGATATTGTGCGATTGAGAGGTACGCCTGAAGAGGTCGAATCAGCAATAGTAAATACAGCCAAGCGTGATGGAACCAATACCCGTATCTGGATACCGCAAGACCCCGGCCAAGCCGGCAAGGCCCAAGTAGCGTATCTCACAAGGCAACTATCGGGATTCTCGGTTTCATCCAATCCGGTAAGTGGCGACAAGGTAACGCGAGCTGAGCCATTTGCTGCACAGGTTAATGTAGGAAACGTATCAATGTTGCGTGCACCATGGAACGATGCCCTTGTTGCAGAAATGAGGGTATTCCCGAACGGTACGCATGATGACCAGATAGACGCGCTTTCTGATGCATTCAGCAATCTGAATAACAACACATTTGGGATGCTGGAATACATGAGGCGGCAGGTTGAGGCTATGAATAAGGGGGTGTGAATTGAAGACAAGATTGAGACTGCCCTTGACCGCAACACAATTTCATTCCCGTACCGGGATGATTTTTGCTGATTCTGATGGCGCATTCACAGTAGAGACGGGCAGCACACTCGAGACAGATTAATCGCCACACACTTCCAACAAACCGCCTCCGGGCGGTTTTTTTCGTCCATAGAAAACGATGCAGCCAGTTAAAACACCTGTCGAACCGGGAATGATACAGAGGGCAATAGCGGGAATCCGCTACGCCTTTACTGGCAATGCGCCTGAATGGTTCGGTCCGGGAGAGCCATTACAGCCGGTTGCACAAGAGTCCGCACAAGGTCGGCAGTTTGATTTTCCGGTGGCTGTCAATACGGTCTACACACCGAGAAAGACGGAAGCCATTACCTTCGGGATGATGCGGGCACTTGCTGATAGCTATGACTTGATGCGCGTGATCATCGAAACCCGCAAGGATCAGATATGCAAGTTTAAGTGGTCTATAAAGACGAAAGAAGGCAACTATGACGGGCTTCCGGGGGACAAGAAGCAAGATGCGAAGGCATTGCAGCCAGCCATTGAGCAGGTTACGCGCTTCTTACGTTACCCAGATCAGGAACATGACTGGCAGACATGGTTGCGCATGCTGATAGAGGAAATGCTGGTTATCGATGCCGCTACTATCATGCCAAGGCGCACACTGAACGGTGGATTGTATTCTCTGGAACTGATAGATGGCGCGACCATCAATCGGGTGCTGGACGCAACCGGCAGAACGCCGATGGCTCCAGATCCTGCATACCAGCAGATACTCAAGGGGATGCCGGCAGTCAACTATACGTCTGATGAATTGCTGTATTGTCCGCGTAACCCGCGTACAAACCGGATATACGGTTATTCGCCAGTAGAGCAGGTAATCATGACGGTTAATATAGCCTTGCGCCGTCAAGCGCACCAGATGTACTTCTATTCTGAGGGCACGATACCGGACATGATTGTAGGTATGCCGCCAGAATGGAATCCAGACCAGATTGCACAGTACCAGCAGTACTGGGATACGCTGCTTACCGGCAACATGTCTGCCAGAAGGGGAGCACGCTTTGTTCCTGGTGGACTGAACATCACAGAGACCAAGGATGAAGTACTGAAAGACGAATACGACGAATGGCTTGCGCGTCTGGTTTGTTTTGCTTTCTCTGTCGAGCCTACTCCGTTTATCAAGCAACAGAATAGAGCTACTGCTGAAACAGCGCGTTCCCAATCGCTTTCAGAAGGTCTGGTTCCGATCCAGCAATGGGTAGCGGGGATCATCAATCGTGTGATTGAAAAGTACATGGGCATTTCAGGTGTGGAATTCGCGTGGAATGAAGATGATATTGTCGATCCATTAGTCAGGGCACAGGTGTATCAAATCTATGCAGGGGCAAAGATCATGCACCCGGATGAGATACGGGAAACGCTCGGCATGGAGCCATTGACTAAAGAGCAATACGATCAGCTAAACCCGCAACCGGTTGTCACCGCGCAGCCGGGGGGGTCACAAAAACCCGGTAATAATGACACTGCCAAGAAACCTGACGAAAAGTTAAAAAAAAACTCTATAGCGCCTATTGACAGGGATCGCAAGGAAATCATAAACCTGCAAGAAAGAATTAAAGTGATTATACAAGAAGCATTATCGAAGCAACGCGCAATAGTCTTGGCAATGATTGTACCGGAACTGGGTAAGGCAGCAGATGGCGGCACTCCCAAGAAGGTATTGCGTGATATTGAAAAAATGAATATGGATGAGCTGCAGGCTATCCGTGAGGAAATGGAGACACTGCTTAGCATTGTCGCGGTTTCTGGTGGTGGTGAAGCGCTCAAACAGATATCAGTGCTGGATGATGATGTGCGTGAATTAATGTCTGTGCGCGCTACTGACTGGGCAAGAGGTCACGCTGCCGAAATGGTTGGCATGAAGATGATGGATGGGGAACTCGTACCCAATCCTGACACAAAATGGAACATTGAGGATAGTACCCGAGAAATGGTACGGGAGACCGTTACCAAGGCTATTGATGACGGATGGAGCAATCAGCGTCTGGCAAAAGAGATACAGGATGGCGACGCTTTTTCTGATGCAAGGGCCATGATGATTGCCAGAACAGAAACGGCTATGGCAGACGTAGCAGGAACAATGGAAGGATACCGGGCCAGCGGTTTGGTTACTGGCAAAAAATGGCTTACCGCACAGGATGACAAGGTGTCAGCACAGTGTATGGCTTGTGAAGATGCCGGGGAAATCGGGATTGATGAAACGTTTCCGGGTGGCAACGATGCACCGCCAAACCATCCTAATTGTCGATGCGCCATATTGCCAGTACTTAATTAACGGAGGGAAGAAATGAAGTTATATGCAGAGATCAGCAAGACCGAGAAACAGAATGACGGGACCATCAAGGTATTTGGTTATGCCAGTACCGAGTCCGTGGATTCTGACGGAGAGACCATCACAGCAGAAGCCATGAAAGCTGCCTTGCCTGAATACATGAAGTTTGGTGCGGTCCGGGAAATGCATCAGCCGAGTGCTGCTGGCACTGCCATAGTTGCTAAGGTAGAAGATGACGGGCGCACTTACTTTGGCGCTCACATCGTTGATCCTGTTGCGGTCAAGAAGATTGAGGCCGGCGTATACAAGGGTTTCAGTATCGGCGGAAAGGCTCTGGAACGTGACAACCTGAACAAAACCATTATCAAGTCACTGAAGCTGGTTGAAGTCTCTCTGGTAGACCGTCCTGCCAATCCTGATGCGGTATTCACCTGCTACAAGGCAGAAGGAATTGAGAAAAGTGCAGACGAACAGGCTATTGATGAGATTGCCAAGATGCTGGATGAAAAGATTATCACTCCCGTTAAGCTGGTTGACCTGATGAAGTCTGAAGTAAAGAAAGCATCGGGAACGGATGAGGATGACGATGCCACTCTGGATGCGTTCAATGCTTCCGCGATGCTGGAAGATGAGGAAGCAGAATCTCCAGAAGCAATCATTGCAGGCTTTATGCACAGTGCCGACCCTGAAGAAAAGGCCATGCTGGCAGAAGCGCTTTCCAACGCAGGAGTGTCTGAGAAGGGCGATTTTCCGGGACATCCTTTCAGGGGTAATCAGCACGTATCCGGGGAGTCAGGCGGTGCCAGTCGTGCATCGTCCAAGGCTAAAGGCAAGGAATCTTCCAGCAATCACAGACGCGCCGCTGCCGCCAATCGTGCTGCGGCAAGACGTGCAGAGAGCGCAGGGCGCGGCAAATCTGCTGCATACCATCGGACTATGGCAAGTTTCCACGAATCCCGATCTGGTAAGGCCACCAAGGCAGAAATGTCTGACGTTACCAAGATTTCTGCAGAAATTACGGATATCAAAAACGAACTGCAGAAAGTATTGACCGAACGGGAAACAATGAAAGCACGTCTGGAACAATTGGAACGTATGCCTGAACCGGGCAAGGGGTTGCTGAAGGTGATCCAGAAAACGGATGACACACTGGATACGACCAAGACTGCAGAAATTGATCTCTCCAAATTGTCTCCAGAGCAACGGGCCATGGAAGAAATCAAAAAGAGTTACAAGACTGGGGGCATGCGCCTGATCGGCTAATGCATTTAACTAACTAGACAGAGACCGCCTTACGGCGGTTTTTTTTCGTCCGCAAGAAACACAAGACCGCCTTCTGGCGGTTTTTTATTTGGAGAAACAAAAATGAATCATGGTGAACTGACTCAAGCAACGCTGGAGATGATTAAAGCATCTCAGGCTAAAGAAAATGATGCGCTGACAAAATCAGTATCAACCGCAACTGGTCTGGTCGCGTATGACTTGCAAGCGCCTGCAAAGAACCTGTATCCGGTAAACACTCCTATCCGCAATGTTCTTCCAAGGACGCCGGGTGGAGTAGGTACGGCAACGAACTGGAAAGTCATTCAGCAAGTTACCGGTTCCGGCTTTGATGCCATGGGATGGGTAGCAGAAGGTCAACGTACTGGTCGCATGTCGTACTCGGCAATTGATAAAGCAGCAGCGTATCGCACCATCGGTGAGGAAGATCAGGTTACGTTTGAAGCGGTAAGTGCTGGACGTACCTTTGAAGATGTACGCGCTACTGCGGCGATGCGCGTCTTGCAAAAGATGATGCTGAAAGAAGAAAACGCACTGACCTTCGGTAACGCAACCCTGAACCTTGGTACTCCGGTAACGCCTACCGTATCGGCTTCTGGCTCTGGAGCAACGCTACCAGCAGCTACCTACTCGGTAATTGTGGTGGCACTGACCGGGGAAGGGTATCGCGGCGCGAGTCTGACAAACGGTATTCCTACTTCACAGACTATCACTGGTGCAGATGGCAATACCTACTCCCTGAACGGCGGATCGTCCAACAAATCGGCTGCCGCTACTTCTGCGGTTACCTTGGGGCAAACCCTGTTTGCTTCTACCACTTCGGTAACCGGTGCTTTGGGGTACGCGTGGTTTGTGGGTACGGCTGGTAACGAAAAACTGGAAGCAATCACCTCAATCAATAGCATGGCAATCAACAAACCGCTATTGGGAACCGGTCAGACTGCTGCTTCCGTTGCCGCAACTGACAAATCGTCCAACCCTACACTGGCATTTGATGGCCTGTTTACGACTGCATTCAAGTCTGGTTCAGGGTCGTACATCAATACGCTGGCAACCGGTACTGCCGGTACAGGGTCATTCCTGACTTCCAGTGGACGTGGCTCGGTAGTCGAGATTGATAATGCCATGCAAAACATGTGGGACAACTATCAGGTCAGTCCTTCCATTATCTTTGTTAACTCCCAAGAGCTTCGGAACATTACCAATAAGGTTCTATCTTCCGGTTCTGCACCTCTGCTGCAGTACTTTGCTGATCCTGCACAAGGCGCAAAGGTGGTAGCTGCTGGCGGCGCGATTGAGTATTACTACAATCCGTTTGTCATGGGTACAGGAGTAAAGATTCCCATCATGATTCATCCGGCAATCCCTGCTGGCACGATCATCATGTGGGCGAAAGACCTTCCGTCGCAGTATCAGTCAAACAACGTTCCCAACGTTGCCGAGGTAAAAACCCGCAAGGACTATTACCAGATTGACTGGCCGTTGCGTACCCGCGCCAATGAGTTTGGTGTTTATGCCGAGGAAGTGCTCGCGGTATACGCGCCATTCGCAATCGGTGTGATCAATAACGTAGGAAACGGTTAATCAACCATGCCCGGAGCAATCCGGGCATTTCTATTTGTGAGGCGAAAATGAAATACAAGGCTCCAGAAAATGCAGGTGGTATCTCTATTGGCGGGGAATGGTATCAGGTCGGAGAAGATGGCTGCATCACCTTGCCGGATGAAGGCGACTTCTCGGGATTGATTCCACATGGGTATGTACAGGTTCAGGAAACAGAGCAAACCGCAAGAACACGCAAGAAAACTGAACAGTAATGGCTGATCTAACCACTTTGCAAAGCGCCAAAGACTGGTTGGGCATCACATCCAATACGGATGACGCCTTGCTATCTGCATTGGTTACTTCTGCATCGAACTACATCCAGTCTTGGCTGGACCGCACCTTTGCTATCACGGCTTATAACGAGTTGAGAGACGGCACGGGTACACGCGGGATCATGACCTCCGAATATCCGATTGCTTCTGTGTCCATGGTCAAGATAGACGGGGTTGTGATACCGGCCGCCACTGCATATGGAACACCGGGATACCGGGTTGATGACAGGAGAATCACCTTGCAGGGCGGGTATTGCTTCAGGCGGGATATTGCCAATGTAGAACTGGCATACACGGCTGGATATGCATCCGTTCCAGCAGAGATATCACAGGCTTGTATTGACATGATATCGGTTCGGTACAAGGAACGGGACCGTATCGGGTATCAATCAAAGAGTATCGCAGGTGAAACCGTTTCATTCATGACTAAAGATATGTCAGACGCAACCAAAACCATCTTGCATAACTACCGGAAGGTATTGCCATTGTGATTGATGCACTGATTGTCGGGGATGAGGAAGTAATCAAGCGATTAACCGGATTCCCTGAAAAAGTTAGAGGGAATGTACACCAGTCCATCGGCAGACTGGTACTGCAACTACAGAAAAAAGTGGTCAGCGAGAAGTTATCCGGTCAGGTTTTGAATGTACGTACCGGGAGACTTCGCAGGTCTGTTGATAACACGATTGTAGAAACGCCCGGAGCAATATCCGGAGTTGTTAGTACGAATGTTGAATACGCACCGATCCATGAATACGGCTTTGAAGGCACGGTAAGCGTTAAGGCGCATTTACGACAGATCAAAAATGCCAGTCTGGTTAATGCAGGAAAGGTGGCAAAAGGTCAGGTTGTCAACAACCGGGCTGGAACCGGTGTTGCGTCTGTAAGAGCGCACACAAGACAGATCAATATGCCAGCGAGGTCATTCCTCAGATCGTCGCTTAAAGAAATGACCGGAGAGATACGGGAAGAACTGAATGCAGCAATAGCCAGATCGACTGTTATGTAACACACAAACACATATCACCAACCAAGGGAGCTTCGGCTCCCTTTTTTATTGTACGGAGAAAAAAATGGCTGGACTATCAGATTACCTTGAAAACAAATTAAACGACTGGCAGAGAGGCCAGACATTCCCTGCAGCACCAACTAACACCTACGCGGCACTGTTTACCGTTGCCCCGAGTGATGCAGGCGGAGGCACAGAAGTAACGGGCGGCAGTTATGCGCGTGTTGCCATTCCCGGCGCTCTGACAAGCTGGGCTGGTACGCAAGGCGCTGGCACTACTACGGCAAGCACAGGCACATCAGGAACCACAAGCAATAACAATCCAATCACATTCCCTGCACCAACGGCTGCATGGGGAACGGTTGTAGGAACCGCACTGTTCGATGCAGTTACTGGCGGAAACATGATTGTCTACAACACGCTGGTAACAAACCGCGTCATTAACAACGGTGATTCTGCTCCTAGCTTCGCTGCTGGTACGTTTTCAATACAGTGGGATAACTAATGTCCTGCATTGAATGTACGGAGAGAAACGGAAATCACCACATCAATATGTACTCGATGTGTGGCATTCAGTTTCGCTCCAATGTCATTACCGGGCTTGGCAACGCAATACCCCTGCATGAGCATGACTATGATCATGTTGCTTGTGTCATGCAGGGAGTATTTGAGGTCGAGACAGAGGACAGGAGCGGTATTCGGGAACGTTTCATTATGGCCGCTCCCGACATGGAATCATCGCGTTCTGTCGGGAACAAGACTGTTATCCCAAAGTACTGCAAGCACCGGTTTACATTGATCCATGCGCGTGATGATGCCATCGGGGAAGTGCTGTGCATGTGGGGCGATGGCTGGATAGAGAGGGGCGAATAATGTCCGTTCCTTTCACCAAACTGCAAGCATTGAATTTAATGATGCAGATATCCACCAATCTGAATGGACTGCAGTCTGACTTCCGGTTGAATGCGTTGTCATGGAAAGCTTCAGCACAGTCTCAATCGGTATCGGTTGCCAGTCTTGCGGGTGACATGAATGCAGCCTCTGTTGCGTATCAAACCAGATTGGGATGGCTTCCTACGCTGCAGGCAAATACGTCTGCATGGAACAGTATAGCGGCACTCTGGACAGTATGGGGCGGTACTGCTGCCGAGTTTACCAGTTTGATGACACCATTTAATACGATAGCGAATCAGCTCGCTGTCGTAGACAAATCAAGCTATGCGGCAATCATAACCTCGTGTGACCAGATTCTGGCTTACATAGATAAACCGGTATCGCTCTGGCCTATTGAGTAATCATCATGCCGATCAAGCAGGGTCTTAATTTTCGCAACACTGCTGGATACGTTACGGATGGAACGGACCACACGTATGAGATTGGCATTGGTCCGACTGTCACGTATCCAAGAACCACGCCACAGGGCTTCAACGTTGGTTGGGAAGTTGTCGGGTCTGGTGGCCCACAAACCCGTAACCGTAGCACCAGCATAGATACAAGGTTAGCTGGAACCTGTTTCAACACAACCAGCACGGAAGTACTGACGTATCGCATAGACCTGCCCAACGCAGGTTCACACGATATACGCATTGCTGCTGGTGATAATTCGTATGCGCGATCCGGTTTCAAAATTGAACTGTTTGACGATACAACGTCACTCGGAATTCTGGTTGCAAACGGGACAACAGCAGGCGGAAAGTTTCGGGATGCGACTGATGCAGAACTAACGGCTGCGGCATGGCCTGCTGGCAACACCAAAGTAACCAAGACGTTTGCATCACAGATTGCTCGTTTCAAGCTTGGCAATGGAACAAACCAGACTTATCTGGCGCACTTATATATTGAGGGTGTTGCGGCTGGTGGCGCTGCTCTGGCTACAAACATAAGCGGCAATACAACGCTTACCGCTGATCTGACTGTAGCCAAGCCGCTTGCAGTCAATATCGTCGGCAATACGACTGTCACGGCATCGTTAAGCGGGAGTGGAGCAAGCCTTGCCAGCAACATCATTGGCAATACTACCGTCACTGCCGATCTTACTGTTGCGAAACCACTCGCTACAAACATAGCTGGCAATACAACGGTCACGGCTAACCTGACTGTCGCAAAACCGCTTGCAGCCAATATAACCGGCAATGCCACAGTCACAGCCGATCTTACCGCCTCTCCGGCGGGATTGGCAGTAAGCATATTTGGCAACACTACGGTAACAGCAGATTTAACGGTAGCAAAACCGCTTGCGGTATTGATTACCGGGAATACAACACTCACTGCCGATCTGACAACGGCGGCGCAGTCGCTGGCAACGAATATAACCGGGAACACCACACTAACCGCCAATCTTACAGTGGCAAAGCCTTTGGCTGTGAATGTGGTAGGGAACACGGTTGTTACTGCCGATCTCACGGCGCTACCGGCATCACTGCAAGTAAACATAACTGGTAACACAACGGTTACAGCCAATCTGACTGTTCCGAACAATACATCGCTTGCCACGAACATCAAGGGACAGGCGACTCTGGTTGCAACATTGACCGGTGGCACTGCCTCAACCGTGGGTTATGTAATGACGCGTGAGGTGATCTATTCCGCTCTGTTTGACAAGCTAACCAACGCGGCAAATTTCAAGACTAAAGCCAGACGATTGCGGCACTGGGCGGATGTAAACCGGCACGAACAACCGGCGCTATTTCTGATTCAGAAGAGAGAGACAGCGCAGCCAGTACGCGGGCAACCGACGAAATGGTTGTTATCGGTAGACGTATATATCTATGCATGGGCAGCGCCACCTGATCTTCCGTCGCAGGCTCTCAATCCATTGCTGGATGCAATAACAGCAGCGATAGCGCCGGACAGACCGCAAATCGAGAACGTACAGACGCTTGGAGGATTAGCCCATCACTGCTGGATAGAAGGTGGCATAGAAACGGATGAGGGGGTGCTGGGAGACCAGTCTGTAGCCATCATCCCAATCAATATTTTGGCAACGTAACCGAAGGGAGCTTCGGCTCCCTTTTTTGTTTCAGCAAACCAACCGCCTTCGGGCGGTTTTTTATTTGGAGAACGTAAAAAATGGCTCAATATTCTTTTGGCGCTGGCAGCTTGTACGGCACAGCCCTGACCGATGCAAATGGCAACGTTATTGCTCTGCCATCCCCTATCAAGTTTGGAACGCTGCAAGAGGGTTCTATCGAATTCAACGCGGATTCTAAAACCCTGTTTGGTGAAAACCAGTTTCCGGTAGCAGTAGGGCGTGGCAAGGCAAAGATCAGTGGCAAGGCAAAGTTTGCACAACTAAACGGCGCGATTCTGAACAGTCTGTTCTTTGGGCAGTCCATGTCTAACGGTATCTTCAATACTGTAAATGATGTGACCGGTACTACTATTCCTGCTACCCCGTTTCAGATTACTGTGACGCCACCTTCATCCGGTACGTTCGGCTCTGATTTGGGCGTGAGAGATTCTAACGGCCTGCCAATGACGCGCGTGGCAAGTGCTCCAGCTACCGGTCAATACACACAGGCTGGCGCTATCTATACTTTTTCGGCGGCAGATACCGGCAAGCTGGTATTCATCAGCTACCAGTACACGGCGACCAGTACCACTTCAAAAACTCTTACGATCATGAACGTTGCTATGGGGTACGCACCGGCGTTTCAGGCTGACTTTGCTATTCAGTACGAGGGTAAGCCTGCTGTATTCCGCTTGTTTAAATGCGTGGCATCGAAACTGGCGTTCGCAACCAAGCAGGATGATTTCCTGATACCTGAATTCGACTTTGAGGCGTTCGCCAATCCTGCCGGTCAGGTTTGCACGATAGGACTTGCTGAATAATGAGTGAAATTATTGATGGAGTAAGTATCAAGCTGGCGGGAAAGGACTACAACATCCCGCCTCTTTCATTCCGGCAATTGCGGGTTCTACGCAAGGAAATGTCCATGCTGGATGGCATTATTGGTATGCCAGATGACAAGCAGATGGGAGCAGTAGTAACTATCGTTCATGCGGCATTGTCTCGTAATTATCCAGATATCACCAATGATCAAGTGTTTGACATGATTGATCTTGGCAATCTGAAGCCAACCATTCACGCGATCATGGGTATATCCGGTCTGACACAGGGAGAGTGAGGGCGGGGGGTCTGTGGACTGGGGACACTTGTATTGTCACATCATTGCTTGCACAGGGTGGACGTGGGAATACATAGATGACCACATGACTATCCCCCGCCTTCTGCTGATGAACGACTACTGGCAACAGTCCCCCCCGCTTCACACGATGGTTGCAGCGTACTTTGGGATTGGCAAAGACAAAGAACCGGAAAGCGATCTATCCGAGATTTCGAAATTTATACCAGTGCAAGAACAAGTGATTCGATATGAATGATG